GAGCCATATTTACGGGTTGTTTTGCTTCTTGCCATTTTTTTGAATCTCCTTTTCGATTGAAATATAAGCCCCATACCGGCCAATGGCCCAGGCAAATGAGGCTGCTCTAACTACGACATGTACCCAGATCGGGAAAAGAATCCAAGCGCAAATCGCAATTATCAAATACCACCCCCAGTTATTCATTCATTTCCCTGTTTCTTCTCGCCCTCCTCTCCTGGCGTTTTTCAACTACGGCGGTCCTGATCATTCTATCTGTTGCTTTCATTTTCTGCTCTTCGATCTTTTGAACGAGTTCCTGCAGCGGCCGGGGAACAAGTGGCGCGGAGAACCAGCCAGCAAGAGAAAGCTTTGTGGCTTCTTCAAGGATCGATTTTCGATTATATGCCCGGCTCTTCTGGCCGACAATCAAATCCCGGATATGGCAAGCCTCAATCAATTCATCCTTGGCGGTAATATGATCCTTGTGGCAGCGATAATATGCCTCAATGGTTGGGCCAGTCGCTTTCTGACCCTTACCAAGACAGCCTTCGGGATCGCTACTGATATCAAGAATCAGTTTGGAGCGGGTCAATTTCACTTTTTCTTCGGCCTTGGTGGCCAGTTTCTCAGCATAGGCAGAGGCCTTGAGATACTTATTGAGAAGATTATCCTGCCGGCCCCATTCAACATCGAGTTGGTCGAAGTTGATTTCCAATTCGTTTGGATCAAGCCCAAACATTTCAGCAATTTCTTTCGTTTCTTCCATAATTATTTCCTTTTGGATATTCTTAACCAAGACCCAAGACCAAGACCAAGACCAAGCTCATTTAAAATCTTCTAACCTATTATACTCGAATGCTCCTAATTTTTTAAAAAGGAACATCATCACTTCTTTCTTCGTTGAAAACCGATTTATAACAAGCAAGGGTCAAACCAGGCGTCCCAATATCATAAAACGGCTGGCTGAACTCATCCATGATGAGGAATGCATTGAAATTATTTCCCTTTAACAGGATCGAGTTGCAATACCCAAGAACCAGCCGGCGGATACCTTCTTCATCCTGATCTTTTAACCCGGTCAATATCCCCGCCACTTTTTTCCAGTTTGGTTTTATGGAAAGAAGTTCCCGGCAAAGTTCTATTCCCTCAGACTGCAACCGCTCTTCTTCATCAACTACTTCCTGCGCTTGCTCTTCAGTCAGGCCGATAACCTTCTCCAGCAGCTTCATTGCATTCCGGGGGTGACCATCGGCTTTTTCGACAATCATTTCGGTCACGGCATCGGATATAACCGTTTTTTCCCGCCTGGCAGTTTTCTTAATGAGGGCGGTCATGGTATCCTCGTCCAATCTGGATACCTCAAGCGTCGTACAACGCCCCCTGACGGTTTTTAAAAGGCGATGAGGGTCGGTGGTACAGAGGATGAAGTAAACGTGGTCAGGAGCGTCCTCAAGCATTTTCAACATTCCGCTTTGCGCCCGATTCTTTTCACTATCTCCACCTTGGCCAATTTGGTGGCATTCGTCGAAAAGCCATACTCGACATTTACTTTCCGGATGACGGGGCTTGAAACGCATTTGATTATGAATTTCCCGAACGGTATCAATCCCATTATATTGTGCACTATCCGTTTCCCGGTAATCATCGCTCTTGGCCCCGAGCATATCGGCAATGATCCGGCCAAGGGTCGTCTTGCCGCACCCAGTCGGTCCGGTAATCAGGATTGCATGGGGAAAGTTTTCCCGGCGTTCAAAAAGGCTTTCAACTGCTGCTTTGGTAGTTTTATTTCCGGCCATTGCCGCCAGGGTTCCGGGGCGGACTCGCGTATCAAGTGACATTCAAATCTCCTTGTGATTTATCTGCTAATCTTATATCAAGTTGTTCTTCGGTTTCAGGATTTACATGCATAGCCTTGATCCCACAAAGATAAAAATATTTCCAGTATTCAGCAATTGATTTTTCTGGACATTTATAGGCGACGATTTCAGCAGCCTGAAGCAAGTGCAAAAACCAATGAACTGGATATGCATCCATACTTCCGCTGGAGCAATCGATAAAGAAATCATCTATCGGTTCTTTATTCAAATCATTCAAAACAAAGGCGCATTCAGCCATAAATGTGCTATTAAGATCAGCATTTTTAAGAAGAGTTGAGCGCATTTTCTTTGTGAAAACTTTGCTCGGGTCATGTTTTGGCAATCCATCACACCCCCGAAATGAGGCAAGAAGAACAGTCTGTTGCTTCCAGGTACAATGTTTGCCGACCCATTCTTTAACTACGGATGTCATTTTCGCTCCTCAATTATCAATAAAAGCACAAAATTTACCCGGCTCGCGCTTCTGACCTAATCCGGGAGAGATACCCTTTATTTTCGGATTCTTTTCCAGCGCACACCAGAAAAGGTCGATCCGACCATTATTCTCCAATCTATCGGCCCATTGCTTCCGCAGAACAATTTCTTTGTCATAAGTGAATTGCCGGAGATCGGTAAACCGCTTGAAGGTCTTCTGTTTACAATTGAAGCAATCCCGGCAATTCATGGACCAGTAGAGTTCTTTCATAGGCCAAAGCCTTTTGTTTTCAATTCACCGCCCCATTGTTCTGCTTTTGCTTTGGCGATATTTGGATAAGTTAATGACCTCATAATTGAGCGATTTTCTCTTGTCATTCCAGTTGCAAAATGAATTCTATTTCTTTCGCTTTTTGGAAGCAATAACATCTGCTCTTTTACATTATTCGTTTCTTCAAGTTTTGGTAAATTCTCTAACCAAAGACAAGTTGCTTTCGTTTCAGGATGACCAAATTGATATGGTTGAATAACTTGCGATGGTCGCCTTTTAATAAGTTTCTGAGCGATCATATGTTGAATTGGATTCTCAATACATTTCTTTGGAATATCACAATCCAACAAATTATTGAAAAATTCAATTGCATACCCCATATCGATTATTCTCCCCTTCCTTTCATAAAGCCATCGAACCCCTGAATTACAAAGATAAGTACAAGGGGGGTATGCGAGAAGTAAATCCCATCCGTCATTTATTATACTGAATATATCCGCTTTTATATGTGGCCCCGGCAAAAGCGAATCCTGAAGATCACAAGAGATGGCATCATGCCCGAGTTTTAAAAATTCATCTCGGACAATTCCGGACATTTCACAAGCAACAAGAACTCTCATAATCAAAATATAAAAAGATGTTTAAACTTTTTCAAATCTTCCTTTGTCGTCACATACTCCGGATCAAAGGCTTTTATCTCGGTCAGGGTTGCGGTTATATTTTTGTTTACCCCTGGAATCTTTTCGCTTGGCGATGACGAGAAAAAGCCTTTTCTTATTTTACTGGATACCTGAGCATTTGCGATTTTTTGAGCAACATTTTCTCCAACCCCATTAATCGAAATGAATGGGGCAAAGAGATTTCCCTTGGCATCACAATTCCATTTTACTGCATCGCTGATACCTATCTTGGGAAGATTGATCTTTAAACCAAGTCGCCTGGCTTCCCTGATGTATTCAATGTTCTTCGTCTTATCCCCAAGGGTCAGGCAGGAGGCAAGGAATTCATTCGGGTAGTATGTCTTTGAATACATATCCCAGTAGGTAATCATGGAATATTCAACAGAATGACTCAAGTTGAATCCGTAACCACCGAACTTGCTCATCATAATTGATAACTGAATAGCCTTCTTTTCAGTTATCAATCCCTGGTTTTTGCATCCCTGCAGGAATTCATTCTTGTATTTGTCAAAGGCCGCATGCCCCATACTCTTGCCGATTACCTTCCGGATCTTATTACAAGTCGGCATCCCGATCCCGGCAAGCTGATTGATGGCCTTCATGACCTGCTCTTGATAAACAATTACCCCAAAAGTTTCTTCAGTGATTTTATCAAAGATGGGATGGATCTTTTCGACCTTGGCTTTCTTATGTTTCCGCCTTTTGTATTCTTCAGTCATTCCGGATTGCATTGGCCCTGGACGCCACAAGGCGGTTACGGCATAGAGCATCTGGAAGTTATTGACCCCGAGATCCTTACAATACTTGGTCAGCCCATTTGAACCAATCTGGAAGGCACCGACCGTATTGCCTTCTGAAATCTCCTTGAATACCCGGGGATCATCAAAGGTAATCGTTTTATAGTTGATATCAATCCCGTGATTCTGCTTAATCATCCGCCGGCATTCATTCAGGATCGTCAGGGCAGAAAGACCAAGGATATCGAGTTTCATCAATCCGCAATATTCAGCATTCCGCATATCCCAGTTGGCGACGATTGTACCGCCTCTGGAAACGAGGTTGCAGTTATGACCTTCCCGGAGATCCTTTTCTGAAATGCAAACTCCAGCAGCATGTTGGCCATGGCCTCGTATCTGCCCTTCAATCGATTTGCAGATTTCAACAACTTCAGGATATTTCCGGCCGAATCTTTTGCACTCATCAACCTCTTTAAATGACTTCGCAATCTCTTCCCCTTCGTCGGCCTCTACCATTGCCTTGGCGGCAAAGTCGACCTCCTGCAAAGGGATATCGAAAACGCGGCTTACATCGCGAAGTACGCCCTTTCCTTTCATGGTCAGGAAATTGGAAAGGCCCGATACATTGAACTCGCCGTATTTATCAGAAAGATATTTCCGGACATCTCCCCGGCGGATATCCTCGAAATCCATATCGATATCTGGTAGATCCGCTCTCGATTCATCGACAAATCGAAAGAACTCCGTCCCGTATTTTAATGGATCGCAGTCGGTAATAAATAAGAGATAGGCGACCAAACTTCCCCCGACTGATCCACGGCCTGGCCCCGTCATGATATTATTTTGTTGACACCATTGGATAAGATCCCAAACAATCAAGAAGTATCGAACGAATTTCTTGGAGATAATCAATTTCATCTCCATTTCAATTCGTTCTTTGTATGGGGTAAGTTCTTCAAAAGATAATCCCCGGAGCCTGCGGCGGAGCCCTTTGAAAATTTGATTTTCAAGAAATATCAGTTCATCTTCCTCAGCCGGAAATTTCTTGATACTCGGGAGAAACACTTCTTGTTGTTCGATCCGGAAGTTTTCACATATCTTGGCAACCTTCATCGTCCGGCGAATGGCCCGCTTGATTTCCTCGTCAGATAAACAATCCTGTTCTTGGAAGGCTTCGAACATCTGCTCTTCAGAACGAAGAAAGAGGCCGTCGCAATTGAACTTCCACCGGTCGGTATCATCCCATTTCTTTTTGGATTGGATGGCCAGCAGGACTTCTTGATGTTTGGTTGCTTCATCGGTAGGATAATGGCAGTCATTTGTAGCTACGAGTTGGATACCGAGTTGTTTTCCATAATGGAGGGCGAGCTTATTGATTTTGATCTGTTCTGGTATCTTATGGGGCATAACCTCAAAGAATACCCGGTCCTTTCCAAGCGCATTGATATAATCAAGAACCATCCAATTGTCTATATCAAGCAATAAATAAGACATTGAACAGGCGCTCATGATCACAAGGCCTTCAATATGTTCCATCAAAGTTTTATGATCAATTCTGGGCCGGCGATAATATCCTTCGATGTTGGCAATAGTCAGGAGTTGTAGGAGATTCCGCCAGCCGGTTTGATTCTCGACAAGAAGGGTAATGTGATATCGCCTTTCTCCTTTGGTCTTGACTGAGATATCCGGAACCAAATACATCTCTGCGCCGACAATCGGCTTGATTCCGGCTTCGAGGCATTGCTTCTGGTGCTCAATCGCCCCGTCAATATTGCCGTGATTTACCAAAGAAAGATGAGTTTGCCCGAGTTCTTTAGCGAGTGCGGCATATTGTTTAGAAGTGCCGACCCCATCAAGAACCGAGTATTCATTGTGAAGGTGTAGATGACAGAAAGCCATTATTTATCCAGTTTTAAAAACTATATGGTTTGAATGAGTTTATTTCCACACGGTATCTTTTTTTCTTTTCTCGAATTCATACCAACTCCATGCTGATTCTACCATTTCTGCATAGTTTTTCTGTTCAAATATATTGGGATATCCATTTCGATCTACCCATCTATATTCATCAAAATTGGATTTTTGATATGAGAATCCTGGGGGTAAATCATCAACATTCTTTATCGGCTGCTCTTTTCTTATATCGTTTTTATCTTGTGGATCTGCGGCAACGGCCGTTTGATTATTGCTTGCTACATTGAAACTAAAATTACCGCTAATCAATCCCCCTATAATTACAGATACCAAGATTACAAATACCGATATCAAATATGCCCTTACATTTTTAAATTCCATATTCGCCTCGTTTTATGTTTTTACACCAAAGCAACTACATGGACGAAGTTATCCCCCTCGAACAATAAAGCATTCTCTCCGACGATACATTTCCGCAGATCCTTCAGAATTTCCTTGATGAAGGAAGGATCAACACAGAACTCAAATTTCTCCCCCTTGTACTTACAATTGGCCGTTTCCTTCAGCCATCCGTAATCACCTTCGCCCCGGATCATCATCTGCCGATTCTCGACCGTAATTGTGACGAAATCGCCATTCGTTGAATCAGCCGTAAAGATCCCGGCCCGATCAAGCATCCCGAGGACTTCAACCGGGAATTGCAACTCCTTCCCTTCGACCTTCAGGAATTGATCCACCTCCGGGAAATTGCCGGCAAGAACCCTTCGGTATGGAAATGAGCCCACCCGGAAGAATGCGAAAGGGATTTTACCTTGTATTTGCCCAGGAACTTAACAACTGATGCCGGCAGGAGGATAGGGTCAGAATCAACCTCATCGGTGAAGTCAACGCGGATAATCCGGAAGTCATCGGAGGCTACGACGCATGGGCCATCAATATGCAGGCAGGTCAGATGGGGCTTGCTCAGATCCTTGGCGGCACAATTACTGGCGATGGTAATTGCATGGATGAAGTTTTCCGGCAGGGGGATCAGGTCAGTATGTTCGATATCGACTTCGTCCAGAGGAAGGAGGATATCTGCTTCGAGTTTGATACCGGCCTCACTCTTCTTCCCCCGGATGATCAATTCTCCGGCGGTGACTTCGGTTTCAATATCGTCATCCTTGATCTTACCGAGCAGGGAATATAATTCATTGGCCCTGACCGCCCCTTCAATACCGGATTTGAAAGGTTTGAAAACCGATATCTCGTCATTGAAAGTAGTGATTGACTTCTTGGTAAAGACGAATGAAGTTGACTGGGCAATAATATCTTTATTTGCTAAACCCGGCTTAACTTCTTCGAGGGCGGCGATTAATTCCAATCTTTTTAAACTCATGGTTTGCTCCTGTTATTTCATTGAAGACGATTGTTGAACCGAAAGTATTACCAAGGATATGATGATACGACAAAAGTCGTTTATTTATTATTTTCAGGGCCTTTATTTCTGCCCCCCCCCTCATGGCCTGGGGCGGTGCTTGCTAAGTATATTTTCATACAACCAATTCCATTGACTGCAACAAAATCTTCCTGGCTGGATCTCAAAGAAAGATAACAGCCTCCTTTTTAGTAGCGGCTGGGGGGGGGTTATAAAGACTTTCTCTTTGTTCTTTTGGCATCGCCCCGTTGCCGGCAAGGTATATTTTCATTTCGTCCAGTTTTGCAATAGTGGGGAAATTCGGATTCTTTTTCCTTGGTATGGAAATATGACAAGAGGCGTTGATTGCCTCCGGCATTGGTCAAGGATTCCCCTTGTGAAACTTCCAGAAGCCAAGTTGCAAGATATATTTTGCACATTATAATGAAAAACTCCTTGATACTCTTGGTTGAAACGGCCAGGGCCAAGGCCTCCAGTTCTTTTCCAGATCCAGGAAATAGATGATATTCAGTTCATCCCGTTGTTTGTAATCATTGGAAAGGCCGGGCTCAATTATGAGTTCCACTTCTCGTTTATCTCCGACCGCCTTACCATTCCATTTTTCACTTTCCTTGAGTTCATAATCGGCCGGCATCATCCTGAATTCTGACCTGCCGACCTTGAATCCCTTATGGGTGAAATATTGTTCGATATTGCGGCGAGCTGCAGGGGAAAAGGATTCGAGATGTTTCCCAGGTTCATTTTTGCTCGGGCTACGATTGCTGACCTGAACCTTCCAGCAATCCTCAGAATAATCATACTGGCCATTCCGATATTTCGGCACATAGACACCCCCCATCCTGCCGGTCATTACCCAGCTTGTACTATCTACGGAGTTTCCAGTAACGTAAATTTTATCTCGACATTTGGTAAAAAATGCTCCAGATGGGACCCTGACACACCAAAGTCTTCCGGTATATTTTATTGTTTCTTTTTTAATTTGGTTGACATAGACATAATTAACCGAAGAGGATAATAATCCACGACTTGGCTTATAATTATTATCAAATACAGAAGTGGGAATCCCTAATAATAAACATATTATTCTGATTATTTCTAAATTTTCTTTCTTAACTTCTCTCGTAACAGTCAAAGAAAATCCATCTGACCTCTTTAGATTTGTTTTGCTTCCATCTGCAAGAATTGAATATTTTATAAAATCCTCAGATTGTTTTTTTGTCATTAAAAACGGAAGGTCTATTGATAACTTCTTTTCAGGGGCCTGGCTCAATAGCCATTTCGCTAACTCCCCATACAATTCAAAAGAAATCATATCACCCGTGGAAGTAGATTCGCAAAAAGCTTCTTCGGCAGTTATTAAGACATCCCGAATAATTTGGCATTTTTCTGGATTCGCTTTATTTGATTGATAAATGACGATTGAATCATTTTTGTATTTTGGTCTTCTTTTTATGGTTCCGTCAGTCCAGAACCAGGCCAATGCTTTAATTTGGGCATCAGTATATGGGGATTTGATCGGAAAATCATACTGTCCGACCCGATTGATACAATCTCCTGCAAGTAAAGTATCGGTGGTTCTCCACTTATATCTTTCGTTTCTATTATTGATATTTGAAACTTGCCACCGATGATTCCCAGAAACCATTGCTTCAAAAGTTCTATTTGATAAATGCCTGATTTCGGCATTTTCAACTTCGAAAATTGGAATTTCTTGAATTTGTTGCCATTCAGCGATTCCATTATTAAATGATAAAATTTCATCACCAATAGTTAAATCGACCAATGATGCCCATCCTTTCTTGGTAAGGACAGTATGATCTTCTTCCGTCATACAAAACCACGGATATCGCCGCATCAATGAATTACTGGTTAGACCGAAGCCGTGAACTTTGACAAGCGGCATTCCATCTGTATCGGTCAAATAATTCTTCCAGATATCATCCAGCCAGATTTTCAGATCAGGCGTTGAGATTGGGACCATCCCCCCGAGTGCGATATAGTCGTAGCCACGATCAAGATATTTTTTCAACCACTTTGGATCTTCGCCGTAATGGAAGCATGGCAAGGGTTTTACGCCTGCGGCTTCCATCCTGCGTTGATTTCGCCAGGTTCCTTCAGGAGATCCTATTACATCAAGATTTGCATAGACGGCGAGATGATCACTATGCTCTTTAATAAAAGCGATGTAATCATTAATGTCGATCTCTACGCCTTGGGTAAATGCCGAGTATGCGCCTGAGTCGAGGAAGATGTCAGTTTTTGTTTCCATGGAATGTTCGAAGGCAAAAGGAATATTGAATTGGTTTTGTGAGATATCCCAGAAAGAGAGGA